CAGACGATTGACCTCCAGTGTCCAGTAATCATCCAAGTGGCGCGACACCGGTCGGCCTACAATAGCAACACCGACGATTTTATCTCCATCCGCACATGCAATCGAAAACTTATGTCCGACAGTCGGCTTGTGATGACGGTGATGATCTCTTACATAGGCATTTGCGCCTCGCAGCGAGATCGGTATGATTTCAAGCGCCATGGTTCTCACCCCGTTCCAGCAGCTCCTTCCGCAGCTCCTTGAGCTTGTCCGTCAGCAGGCTCTCGGCCTTGCTCCCAGCTTTCAGCTTGCCGCTCTTGTCGCAGAGATTGAAGCGCGGACGGTTGACGTTATGCGTGCCGCCGCCGGGAAAGAAGTCGTCGCCCTCGTACCAGCTTGCGGTGAAAAAGCTGCCATCCGGCAGGTTCAGCCGGCGAACCGTCAGACCGATCTCCGGCACGTCCCACCAGACCGCCCAGCTCCGCCAGCCAGCAAGGATTGCCTTGCGCTTGCTTTCGTTGGTCAGGGCGAGAATGTCCTGACGGGTCAGTTCCAGTATCATACTTCCCCTCCCAACTCTTTCAATCGTGTCATCGGACACTGCTCGCACTTGTCCACCAGTGCCTCATAGTCCAGTTCAAAAGGAAACTTACAATACTCATCGCAGATCTCACCTGCGTACTTGTTCACTGCCTGCACCCAGCAGGACGGGTGGAACACCGGGGAAACCTTAACCGGCTCCCCGCAGAATTTACACTTTGCCATGCTGCACCTCCATCTCCCGCACGCAGCAGCGCACCGTTGCTCTTGGATACCCGATTTCCTTGCTGATCTTCGCCGCCGTCCAGCCCTGCGCGGCAAGGCTTCGGATTTTCCGCTGTTCCTCGTCTGTCAGCAGCACCCCGCGCTTTTTCAGCTTGGCAGTGACGGTTTTCTCGTTCCGTCCCGCCATTTCCGAGATGTCCGCAACGGACTTGCCCTGCCGGTACCACTTGCACCACGTGTCTACATCGGCGGCGGTCACCGGACCATGCACACCTTTCTGCGGCACGCAAAGCGCCGGCTCAACGCTGATTGGCTGAGCAGCCACATTACACGCCAGTCCGCGCACATCGCGCCGCAGCGTGAAGCGGCATTCGCGCACGCGCCCGAGCCTGCCGTCCAGTGCTCTGTATGTACGCTCCACGACCTCAAAACGCCCCTTCGGGTGCGTCCAGATTACTCTCTCATTCATGGTTGTTCTCCTCTCCTGTTCAACTATGATTGACGCGGTACCAATGCCGCTGTGCTTTCTTCTTCCTTGCCGTCCGGCAGGCACCGCAGAAACGGTTCTCTTTCCTCTCGTAGAACGTGCCGCCGCACCGAGCGCAATACTGCGGACGGATACGCCGAAATTCTGTGCAGTCATCGCAATTCGCGCATCTGGCAGAGCACCCACCGAAGTCGTCCCAGTTCTGGCACATAAAACGCTGCCAATACGGATCGTAGCCCAGATCATTCGCCCGTTTCCGCAGTAGACCCGCGAGATATGACAGCTGCTTTCGCACCTCCGTCCTTGTAGCGGACAAATGCACCGCCTGTTTGACTTTCGGCTCCGGCGCACCGGCTCCCCACGGACCATCGCCCATGTATTCGCGCACCTTGTCCGCGCTTTCGGTCAGATACACCGTATAGACCTTGCCACGCACGGCCTTTTCCGACTTGCTGAGCGCCTGTCCGATTGCCATGTAGCTGTCACCGTGGCGGATACCGTCCGCCAGAACCGCATAGTCGCGCTCGTTCCACACCGCGCTTTTACCGTAGTTATCCGCCTTGACCGGGCGATCCTTGATGCCAAGATCCCGACACCGGTGTTGGATTGCACCAGTCGTGCGGTGCAGCATCTCCGACAGCTCCGCCCATGTGTACTTATGCTGACCGAGCAGCATCTTCAATCGGCTGTCCTCGTCTGCCGTCCACGGGTCCTTGCGCTGGATCGCGCAGGCGCGGTAATCCTTTTTGCGCTGCTCTGCGACCCACGACGGTTCCCAGCCGAGTGCCAGCGGCTCCATTTTCGAAAAGTCGAGGAAACTCCGGTTGCGCTCCGCCCATTCCCAGAACTCCTCCAAATAGACCACAGAAAAGCTGCACCGATTAACTTTCTTCCTGTGCACCGGCAGACCGCGGTTCTCTACCCAGCTTTTGCGCTGGTAGGTGTTGCCGCGTTCCCTTCCCGTCACTGTGGCGAGCAGCTGGTTTAGCGTGACGTACCCGCCTGCCATCAGCACAGCTCCCAAGCCGAGCCGCTGTGCCCGAACAACGACCGCGTTCTCCGTGCGGTTCAATTTCTTCGCGATGGCGGGCACCGATGCATAGCCCCACTTCTCTGCCAGATAGTTTTCGTCCTCTGGTGTCCATGGGCGCTTGCCGAGCGGCGGAGATTTACGCTTGCGAACTGCTTCCATCGCTCATTCTCCTCTCAAACCAGAGCTTAAAACAGCTCAAACGAATTACAACGGGAAATAATCCCCGTTTTTGTCCTGCTCTGCCTGCATGGGCATACCGCACGCAAGGCAGTTCTGCTCGATGATGCGCTCCGTTGCGTTCGTATGGTAGACCCATGTATGGCCGCACTCACAGCGGAATTTCAAACGGTGCAGATCGTGCAGCGCGTTGTTCTCACCGCATGACTTACAGCGATAGAACCCGATCGGGTACCGCGCGTTAAAGCTGCCGGTTTCGCCGCAATGTGCACAGGTGATACGCAGAAAGCCCTTGTAGCTCTCCTGCGGCGTGGGTTCTTCAACCGGTTCCGGTTCGTCCTCATCCAGATCAGACGGCTGCTCTTCGGTTTCCGGTTTGCTGTCCTCGGCCTCCGGTTCTTCCACCTCGACCGGCTCCGCAATATCAGGATACTCGCCCAGCAGAGCGCGGGTCAGCGTGCCGAACCAGACGTTGGCCTGCTCGTCCGACATTTTGACGGTCAGCGCCATGTCGTTGGTTGCAATGCGGATTTTATTCATTGTTCTCCTCCCGATTCACGCTCGCCGCCGGCGAAAAACCATCCGGATACCGCCGTTCCAGCTTCTCAATGTTCGCCTGCATGATGTACTCCAACGGCACGTTCATCAGTTCAGCCATCAAAGTCACATACCACAGCACGTCGCCCAGCTCCTCGATGATCTTGGACGGCTGCCACGGATGCCCCTGATACATACACTTCTTAACTTCATCGGCTACCTCGCCAGCCTCGCCGGTCAGGCCGAGAGCGGCATTTGCCGTGTTATAGCACTTCGGCGTCGCTGTGCGCATGGCCTTGCGCTGATATTCTTTAATCGTCATTGCTGTTCTCCTCCTCAGTCCACTTCTTCCCCGCGTTCGATTGCTTCCTGGCGTCTCTTTCTGATCTCTGCCTTCTGCGCAAGCCACGCCTCCTCCCAGTCCGCGAGGGGCGCATTTTCCTGCCCCCAACTCGAGTCGTGAAGGTTCGTCGGGCTAAGATAGCCGCCGTCGTCCGCCTGCATTGGTCTGCTTTGCTCGATCGGCTTCGCCCTGGTCGCGCCGAGATCCGCCGCCGTCAGGATACCATCCCTCTCGCAGCTTTGCAGCACGGTGCGGAAGTACGCCGCAGGACTTCTCGGTGTCTTATCGTTGGTCTGCCGCGCAGCGTCTAAAAACACTTCCTTCTGCATACCCAGCTTTTGCAGACGTGCCAATTCCAGACAGAAATTCTTATCAAATCTACATCCCAGCAGCTCCGCCAGCTCATCAGCCAGAGCGCTCGCCGGCGCACTGCTCTGCTGTTCTCTGCTGTGCTGTACTATACTGTTCTCTCCTGTACTGTCCTGTTCTGTACTGTGTGTACTTTCCGGCTGAGAAATATCCGTTTCTTGCCCAGTTATATGTTTTTCTCGCCAAGAAATAAAGGATTGCAGCACAAAAGACTTGCCGCTCGGGTTTTTCTCTCGCATCTCTTCCTCGGTCGGCAGCCAGATGTCAAAGTTAATCTGTACGCCGCTGCGTCCCAGCGTGGCAATGAAATAACTCATCTGCATTCTTTTCGACGTGATAAACCCTCGCTTGTACAGGCCGTCGCTAAAAAGTTCACACTCCACCAAACGGTCGATCACGTTCGCAATTGTCTCCACCGGCACGGCGTACCGCCCGGCAACGTATTCCGAAAGCTGCCAGAGAACGTCCTCACGCCCTCGGCCGGAATAATTGATGTAATAGCCCTTATCGCCGTAGGCGATGTCGAGCAGGCACTCATAGATATATGGCCCGAGCACGCCGAATTCCTGCCGCACGCTTCGCAGCTTGGGATCGCGGAACAGCCCTATATCTCTCGGCCACCAGTCCAACGCAACTTTACAATTTCTGCCCGTAGTATCACCTCCGGTTTTCAGGGCAGGAAGGGCGGGGTTGCCGCCCGTTTGCCGTATTGCTCAGCGCTGCGCCTGCACGCTGCACAGGTCTTCCGCCATGTCCTGCACCCTGTCGGCACAGTCGAAGTGAATACACAGCA